TGGGAGCCTCCGAATTAGCTGCTGGTGTACCAATAACAGGTTGTGTCAAGGCCACCAGCTTTGCGCTAATCTTCATTGAGTGCTGACCTCCTGACCATCATCTTTGATTACAACAATACTACGAACATAACTGTAACCAGAGGCGTGTAGGAAAGTCAGGAACAACTCGGTCACATCACCAAGGTATTCAAGGCCAGTTTGGGCCACAGTGATGGTTCTTCCATCAAGGTTGATGTCATGGTCGTAAGCCTGAAAACGATAGTTCATCTTATTCCCACCCACCGCTATTGTTACCACCAACGTATTCAACAATGTTCGTCAGACCAAGGCCCACAAGCTCTACCTTAGTGAACTTCTTGCCCTTAGCCTTACCATTAACACCAATACCTGTAGCAATAGCAATCTTGACTTTAGCCTTAGAGCCGTTCCCGATCAGACCGTCTTCGATGGTCCAAGGGGTAGAGTACTGGTCAAGACGACCTTTCTGCTCGGCTTCTTCCCAAGCCTTCTTGGCAATGTTCAGGTCGAACACTTGGGGCGGTCCAAGGGTCAGGCGCTCATCAGTTGGTTGATTGTTATCATCCATGACCATGAAGCGAGGGTGGACATGCGGACGACGAACAGTAAACTTATAGAGTGTCTTACCATCGCGCTCAAAAGGCTTGAACTGGGCATAAGCACCTTGCTTCTCAGGGCACCCAGCTTCGATAGCTTTATTCATTCCGTCTTCATCAAGAACCAGAGTTACTTTGTACACACCATCCGTATCGGAATGATCTACTTTGTCATTCCCCATATCACGGTTCTCATAGAAGACCTGAGCGTACTCAAGTTCAGCATCAAGGGTGACGTACTTCGTTTTATTAGCCATATTTTCCTCAATCGGTTATCGGGTCTTGGGTTAACTTAGATAGGTCGTCAGGGTGATTCTGTCAACCTTTTCATACACTTTATTTAGTATTTTGTATAGAAAAAGTGATCGTAGTAGTCAAGATATTCTTGATAGGTCATATCCATTAGTGAGTCTCCTTAATCTGTTTTCTTGAGGTAGTTTGCCGCTTTTTGGACAACACTACTATCATCTTTTAACAAGCCTATGCCTTTGTTGCACATCGTGCAGAGCAAGCCACGAACTTTACCTGTTTTGTGGTTATGATCTACTACAAGACGGTTTGACTTGTGGTTTCTAGTCCAACTCTGATCTAGCTCAATATCACATATGGCGCAGAGGCCATTTTGGGATTCTAGTAGATTGTCAAAGTCTTCTTCGGTTAAGTTGTATTTAGATTTTCTTTGTATCTTCCTTCTAAGCTCTCTGTGTCGTAAGTACTGTGTCTTTTTATAAGAGTCTGCACAAGACTTGTCACAAGGCTTACATCGATAACCCTTACCATCTTGTGAGACCTTAGAGTTATAGAAAGAACTTAAGGGTAGTTCTTGTTTGCACATACTACAGGGTTTTGTTACTTCACTCATCAATGTGTATCCGCGTAGGTACTGCCCATCTGTACATCCACAAACAGCTTGACGTTAAGTTTCAGTTTGTCGTTGGTCTTGTCGATAGCTGTAAGAAGCTTTTGCTTGTGGCCCTCTTCATTTCCACCGGAGAGGTATGAACCCTTCTCGTCGTGCATCTGGAAGTTAATCACAACACCTTGTTGACGAACAAAGTACAACCAAGTGTCAAAGGCGTAGACACCTGTACTCTGGTTGACCGTAGAGAACGCATCTTTCTCTGAGCGAAGGTTATGCCAGAAGCCAGACACAGGGTTCTTGACCCACATGTAAGGCCCAACAGTCTTCATCTCAAAGCGTTCCACAGCTTTCCTGACCGAGAAGTTACGCTTCCAGTAATCCTCAATTAGTTTGGCTGCTTCCTTGGGACTGATATCCAAGGTCCTAGCCAACTTAGCCTTACCAACCCCGTACACGCAGCTATAGTTAGCAGCCTTGTATTGGCTACGGATAGCCTTGAGGTTGATCTTACCTTCCTTGTGTTGCTCAACTTGTTCACGAGTAACAGCACCAGCAAACGCTGCAAGATCAAGGTGGGGGTCGAAACCCTCTTGGCACATTTCCTCTACGTACTCAGGGTCAAAGGGAACCATGTAGTGACGCTTGGTTGTATCCTCTAGAGAGACCATATCAGCCCCACAGAGGACCATACCTTCAGGTGCAGTGATACACCCACGTATCTCCTTACCCCAAGGCTTGTCGACCTTTGGAAGGTTCACAATGGGCTTCCTGTGCTGGAACCTGAACGTATTGGTTAGACCACCAAAACTAGCTACAACCTTACCACCAGTCTGGTTGTCCAAGAAGGACTTGAAGACACCTCTACGATGCTGGATGATACCCATATCAACGAGTAATTGAACCGCTGGGGTATCCTCTGCAAGCTGCTCTACACTGGCACAGAGTTCATCTCCATTCTTGATCTGAGGGATAGCTCTCTCTGTTCCATCATCCTCTTTGACATATTTGAAGGTCTTAGGCTTCCAACCAAGAGAGAACAACCAGTCCTTGACTTGCTCATGGCTGTTAGGATTGCCGTCTTGATATCCAACAAGCACATTGACTGGACCCACAACACTGTCAGGAAGCTTTAGGTCCTTGAGTGTATTGAGCCAAGCTTCACCATAGATGGACAGACTGCCATCCTTCTTGTAGATAATCTGAGGCTTATTGACCTGCTTGTAGATAGGTTTCTTAGGCATCACACTGGAAAGCTCTGTGATCTTTGTTTGTTGCATCTCAGAGAGAGTATCGAAGTGCTTTTGTACAGATGCCATATCCAAGGTGACAGGGTTAGCTTCTTGCTCACGACCACAATCAGCCTTGAAGCTCAGGTACTGATTGAGACGCAGCATCTCTTCTTCTGATCCGTACAGAGACTTAAGTTTACGCTCAAGCTCTACCCACAGACGATGATTGATCTTAACGTCTTCCGTTACACGATGGGCATATTGCTCAGGCGTAAGGTTATTCCAGTCAGTAATCTTGGGCTTGGGTACACCATACTGGATACCGTATTGCTCAAGGCCATGACGGTCCCGGTCAAAGTTAAGATACCACGACAAGAACAGTGTATCCACGAACTTGGTGTAGTCCAGTTCAAGCCCAAGGATACGGTTGATTAGAGGTAGGTCATGCCTGATAGCATTGTGTGCCACAAACATACAGTCTTGTTGCGACATTACCTTCCGCATAGTGTCGTAGTCGTGAGTGACTTCTACAGTCTTGCCATCTTCGGACCAAGCGAAGACGTGCAGTTTAGTTGCCTCATAAGCAAGGCCGTCACTCTCGGTGTCGAAGACGATGTATCTCATTCTTAGTCTCCAGTTGTAGGTTTCTCAGGTAGTGGCATCCAATGAGTATATTTATAATCAGGGTTGCCTATGTACGCTCTGTTTACATACCCCACTGCAAACTCTCCGGTCTTGTTGTAACCACGATACGGTTGTGAATACAACAAAATACTCTGTCTGAAGGGGGCAGTCTCAATCGGTTGCCACATCTAGAACGGAACTCCTTCAAACTCTTTTCGACCTTCTTGGTAGCCAACTCTATAAGCAGCCTCTAGCCACTCCATAAGCTCTTTCCAGTCATGGCTATCCATATGGGCAAAGGTAACTTGTAAGCGATAAAGACGGTCATCTAACCATTCATTGAACGTCATTAGCAAACCTATTGAAAGATGAGTAGCTTACACCACCATAGAAACCCCACTTAACGTCTTTGATAGGGATGTCAGCCTTATCACAGAAGTCTTTACGACTTATGCCCGGAAGCATCTCCCCATTGATCCACAACTCAAATAGTTCATCAGGTGTCTTTACCATGTGTCTACTTTCTCACTAAGAGTGAATGTCTCAGGATCAAACAGGAGTTCACCTGCATCACCCTCAAGTCCAGTCGGCCTATTCTTCTTGATTACCAGCTTTGTGGTATTCCTGTCAAGAAGATTCTCACTGTCTTTGTCACGTTGGATATCAATGATTACTGAGGCACGTTGACCAATCATACGGCAGTACTTGACCTCACCCATCTCGTTAGTGTGGGCAATAGTAATGATACCTACGTTCAGATCAGCAGCAAGCTTAGAGAGGCGTACAGCAAGTTCAGCAAGGGCAGCTTCTTTGCTCTCATCTGACCCTACAGTTACGATATCTTGGATGGGTTCCATCATAATGAACTCACAGCCATAGACCTGAGTAAGTACCCTGATCTGGTCAATCAGTTCCTCTGCACCATCCTCTTCCCGTAGGTGAAACTGCATGTACCCTGTGTTCTGACTAATTCCCTTGATAGCCATCTCGACATCACCCATGCGACCCTTCTGTTCGATCAGGTCCTTACGGGTAAGGTTGTCCTTGAGGTAGTAGGATACCACACCAAGAAGGCTACGAAGCTTAGTCTCTTCTAGGTGCCATGTAGCAAACTTGACCTTGGGGTAGTTGTTAACGAAGTTGCTCTCAAGGTAACGCATAAGCTCAGACTTACCGATACCTGTAGGACCCTTGATCACAGTGAAGTGACCACGCATAAGCCCAAGGATTTTCTCATCAAGGGCTGCAATACCTGTAGGGATATAGCTGTGCTCAGGGGTATCATGGAGAAGCTCTAGGAACCGTTCCTCTGTAGAGTAGATGTTGTCAGGTGTAAAGAGCTTGGCGTTGTACCAGCAATGCTTGTAGAGTTGAGCCTTGCCAGCCTGTAGGAACTCATTGGCATCCTTGAACTTGTCATGTGGCACATGGTACACACGACTAGGGAACAGGTTCATCAGAGCCAGAGCGAACTTGTCAGCCTTGTTGTCAGAGTCTAAGCTAAGGTAAATCTTATCGAAGGACCCAAGCCAATCCCTACAGTTCTCCAAGAGCTTCTTGCTTGGGGTAGCACTTGGTAGGCTTACAACAGGATACTGACTACCCATCATCTGAAAGGCTGACAGAGCATCAAGCTCACCCTCACAGATAGTGACAGCCATTGCAGAGCCAGCAGGGAACTTGTCCATACCGAAGAGCATGTCCCCCTTGAACCCTGAGTTAGTGTGGAACTCTTTAGGGAACACACGGGTCTTGGTAGAACCATTAGGATAGACATAATCTTGATGGGTTGGTTCACCATCTTTGCTGTAGGTACTTACATTGTAGAACTCCATAGTCCCTTTCAGGATACCACGAAGGGGAAGATATTGTCCGTCTCCGTGTGCTACAACTTTAAGTTTTGATGCACATGAACTATCCATGTAGTCTCCTTCATCTATTACAACAGGACCTTGATTTCCCTTCAAGGGATACCGTTCAGCAGCCCAATCAAAGACGTGCATTTTCTTGGAAGGGTAGGAGCTACCACAAGAGTAGCAGAAGCCTACGTGCTTTTCGGTAGACCAACTGAAAGCATCAGATGACCCACAAGATTCGTGTGGGCAGGGTTGGTGGGATAACTCTGTCAAGATTTCTCCTTTTGAGCATTAAGAACACCGAAAGCAACGGGTTCATAAAGAGGTCAGTTATGGCTGGTCCCCCTTGCGGAATAAGTCTGTTCTCCGCGTGTAGAACTCTACTTGATGCTTAATTGGGGCCAAGGACGTAATCCACCGCTCCCGTTCCGCCTTCACAGCCGCGTCGATCTGCGCTTGCACTGTGTTTACTTCAACCAAACGCCCCTCGCGGTATGCCTGCCACGCCCATGTCGCCCACGATGTTGAGGGTGTGTCACTCATGGAATTTCTCCTTCTTCTTAGCACGAGTTGCCCGTGTCTTCTCCATAGCTGCCTGTCTGGCAAGAAACTTCTCTTCGTTCTTAGCTACAGCATCTTCAGCAAAGTCCTTTGCAGACTTACGTACTTCATCAGCCGTTGTTCCTGTGAAGAAGATAGGATACTCCTTGAAGGGTTCGAACTTAGAGATGAAGGCTGGGCCGTCTCCTTCTATACGCTGGAAGATTGTAACTGGTATGTCCCTCATAGGGTGTTTAGTGAGCATATCGTTCTCCTAGTGTCTCAGAGGTCCTATATAGTGATTACAACAAGAAAAGCAAGTGCTCTCTTTGTATGACATATTGTAACAATTCGTGATCTGTATGATCCCTTGACAACGAGCCTCTGGACCCTATGTAACTATAGGGTTGTGTGCCCCCTGAGTATATACTCCCTGAGTGTTAGCTCTGATCTAGTCCTCTAGTGGCTTATTATATACTGTATAAAGAAGAAGATAATGATAACCTCTAGGAGTCCCTCACTGTAGGGGTAGCTCCTAGAGGTTTTCTTATGCCTAGTGGTTGGGGTAGTAGAAGCTACCTGTCTCGTTGTGGTAGTTCACTACATGATCCAGTTCTCTTGCTGTAGCT